ATGTATTATATTCTAAAAATTTAAATAATGATATTATTAAATCTAAACTTGATTCACAAATTAAAGATTTACAAAATAGAGTTCAACAATTAAGTAATATACAACCACAAACTGACAATATAACAAGAAATATTTCTGATTTAAATACTAAAATTAAAAAATTAAATGATAAATTAGGTAATTTAACAAATGTAGATATTGATATTAGTGCTATAAAAACAGAAATTGAGACAAGAAAAATAAATAAAATATTTGATGATAGAGATGTAGTAAATAATTATAGAAAAGTATATGATAAAATAGTAAATGAAATAACTGATGAAAAATATACAGGATCAGAGAATATTGGATTATATAATGGGATGTGGAAATCATATTTAGAAAATAAAGATAAATTATATAATAAAACTAACATACATTTAATATTATTAGAATTAGAAGAAAAAATAGTAAAAGAATTAGAAAAATCACCAACTGAAGATAATAAAAACAATATAAAATTATTAGATACAATAAATACAAAAGTATTTAATAAATTAATAAGTGATTTAAATGATTTACCAAAAGAATACAAAAATAGAAATTATATATTAGATAATATTTTAAATATTATAATGCATAATGTAAGATACATAATTTGTGGTAATTTATATTTAACAATAATTAAAACATTAACTAAATATTTATTAGAAATAACTGATGAAGATAAAAAAGATAATATAAAAGATAGTGTTGATGGAATTATACAAAATAATAATGCTTTATTATATAGATATGTAGTAAATGAAATGCCAATATTTTTAGTAAAATATTATCTAAAAATATTTAAAGAAGATGAAGAAATGAATGTATCTGAATCTGATATATATGAACCAATTATAGAAATATTAACATCTTCTCCAACTTTATTATTATCTATTGATTCTCAATTAGTTAAAGACTTAAAACATTATGTTTTCCCCTATTTTAATACTATTTTATCATCAACTATCCCTAAATTATATGTTTTAATTAATAATTATAATAGATTTATTTATAATAATAGTATTATGCTTCATAATGTACAATTATTAATTCCTAATGTAGAAATTTAATTTAATTAAAAATAATTAAATTAAATTTTAATATTATAATTTTTACCAGTATTAGCACTAATACCAGTTCCTCTTGGAATATCATTAACAGTAACAATTTCAAGAGTGAAAGAATGATCTAAACAATTAAAATCAACAAGATTACCATCAGGATCATAAAAAGATATACATAATTGAGATACTTCATGTAAAGGATCTTCATAATAACGACAACTAGGAACAAAAGTATTAAACAGATATTTATCATTATTATCACAACAATTATACAATAAAATTTTAGCAAATGCTTGTTTAATAGGACCAATACTATCAAAAGTATAAAAAGGTTCTGCTTTCATAATTAAATAATTATCAATAGGAATAGATTTTATTTCTTTTTCACAATTATCAATAATATATTCATCATTACAATAAATACATTCAGTGTCATCACAATAAGTTTGATTATTACAAATAACAAAATCAAATTTAGTAATAGAATTAAAATTACTACAATATTTAAAACCTAATAAACCACCAATAGTATTTGGTAAATCAAATCTTAATCTGAATTTTTCAGGTATAATTATAGTTACACAACAACCACCACCAGTATCAGTTATATCATTAATTGTATATATACATGATAATGTAATTTCAAATGTATTTTCATCTAAAATACTTGTTATTTGATGTTCTCCATTAATTTTATCTGCTGGTATTCCTAAATGATTTATTGAATTTTCAATAAATATTTTTAATCCAACATTTAAACAATGATTAGGATAAGTAATTACTAATTGTAATTGTGAATAACAAGTATTTGGTGTCATTATTTGATCAGTTGCTCCTAATGGTTGGTTAAATGTATTTTTTTTATAATTATAAAAACAAATAGTATTAGTACATTTTTCATAAATTAATTTAAAATTATTAAATAAAACAGAATTATATCTTAAAGTATTATTCATTAAATATTCTATTTTATTAATTAATTCATGTTGATTATAATTTCCTTTTGGTATAGTTATTTCATATAAATAATTACCATCTTCTATTAAATTCCAATATAATTTATTATGAGTTTTAATTACTTGTTTAATATTTGGTATTTCCATACTTATTAATTTTACTGAAACAATATTATGATATACTTTTTCTAAATCTATTTTATAATTATTAGCATCAGGAAAACCATTAATAATTTGTTTAATTTTAGAAACAGTAACAAACATACCACCACCCATACAATTAGATACTGCAATTAATTTTTTTGGAATTATAATTTCATAACCATCACAAGTAGTATTAATAATTTTATGATATCCAATTCTATGATCACAATCAATAGGATATTTAGTATTAATTAAATTTAATGGAACACCACATATATATAAAAATTTAATTTTAAAATTATATTCAATTAAATTATATGGAGGATTTATATTTTGCATATTTTTTGGTAATTCAATAAAAAAATAATTAATACTTGGTGTTTTAAAACTATTACTACAAAATGGATTATTATTATTTACATTTACTATTATTTTATGTTTCCCATTTATAAAATTAATTGGTATATTCCCTAAAAATGATTCATTATTTATTATATTATCTCCCATAATATCACTTATTTCTATTTCTAAACAATTTTGATTATAATCTATTGGTAAATTATGTGGATAATTTATTCTCATTAAATTACATCCTGCTGGTATTTCAAACATTGGATTATCATCAACTATTGTTCTTAATATTACATTTTTAAATATGACACAATCTAATGATATTAAATCACATGGTTTAAAACAATGATCAGGATGTTTAATAAAAATAATAGATGAATCTTTAGTAAATTTTAAAGGATCTTTATCTAAATTAAAAATAGATTCAGTAATAATGGTTGGTGATTTATTTCTAAATTTACTATTTATATTTAGATAATGAGTTTTATATCTTCTTCTGTTATCTCTTTCATCTAATAATCCATTTTTAAATAAATAATCAATATATTGATCATATCTTGGTTGATTAAAAGTTCTTTCAGAATCAATAGACATTTTTGATGGATCATTTAAAGCATTATTTACATTAGTTCTATCTAAATTATTATAATCTATATTATTAGAATCATTAGTTTGATTTATATCTATATTTCTTAATAATGATTGATTAAATGGAATACTATTATTTACATATGTATTATTTAATATATTAACTGGTATTGGATTAGATGATATTAAATTTGGAATATAATCACCTTGAGTTGTAACAAATTCTTTTTCTGTTTTTTTTATTATATTTTTTTGATTATTTAAATATTCTTGATTATTTAATATTTTTTTTCCTCCTACATTTGTATTCATAAATTTAGGATCAATATATACACTACCATTAAAATTTTCCATTATTATTTTATTATTATATTTTTCTTTTATTTTATACTTGTGAAATAAAAAAATCATTTATTTGTCTATTAACTTTTAAAAATGTACAACATTTTGGAATATCCTTTAATTTTCTTGCTCCTATATATGTACATGTAGAACGAATACCTCCTAATATATTTTTAACAGTATTTTCTATTGCTCCTTTATATAATACCTTTACAGTTCTACCTTCACTTGATCTATAATCTGCCATACCACCATAATGTTTTTTCATTGCTGTATCAGATGACATTCCATAAAATATTTTATATTTTTTACCATTTTCTTCAATTAATTCTCCTCCACTCTCATCATGACCTGCAAATAATGAACCACACATAACAAAATCTGCACCTGCACCAAATGCTTTACCTAAATCACCTGCACATGTAATACCACCATCAGAAACAATTTGACCACCTAAACCATGAGCTGCGTCAGAACATTCAATAACTGCTGATAATTGAGGCATACCAACTCCTGTTTGAACTCTTGTAGTACATACACCACTTGATCCAATTCCTACTTTAACAATATCAACTCCACAATTTATAATTAATTCTTCTACTATCTCATTTGTTACTACATTACCTGCACATATAGTTAAGTGAGTAAATTCAGTTCTTATTCTTTTAACAAATTCATGAAATATTGCTGAATAACCATTTGCAACATCTATACATACAAATTTAGGATTTAATTTTTTTACTAATAATTTTAATTTTTGATAATCTTCCTCTTTTATTCCTATACTTACCATATAATAATCTGGATCTAAATCTTCTGGATATTCTTCCACTTCATAAAATTTATGAAGACATGTTATTATCTTATATTTTGATAACACTTTATACATCTCAAATGTTCCTACTGTATCCATATTTGATGCAATTATTGGTATTCCTTTCCATTTTAATCCACTATGTCTGAATACTATTTCTCGTTCTAAATCTACATCATTTCTTGATCCTAATTCAGATCTTTTTGGGCGTATTAATACATCTTTAAAATCTAATTTTATATCTTCTATTATCTTCATTTTTATACTTTAATATTAGCCTTTTATTACTATTTTATTAAAAATCAATTTTTTTTAAGATATAATTTTATATTTTACTTATTTTTAAGTTTGTTTTTACTTCTTTTTTAAATAAATAAATTATTCATAAGAATAATTTATTTATTTAAAAAATTGAAAAACATAAAATTACTATTTTATATTTTACTCTTTTTTAAATAAATAAATTATTCGTAAGAATAATTTATTTATTTAAAAAATTGAAATATTAAAATATTAATAAATTCATAATAATATGAATTAATAAATGGATACATTATACATAAAGTCAAAGGATAATACTGATGAATATCAAATTAGTCTATATGATTTAGAAGTCATTATAAGAGCATGTTATTATAAAGATTATAATAAAGTTAATAAATATAGTTTTTTCCAATCAATTGAACCATTAATGATATGTTTGAAAGAAATTATTATCAATAAACAAATAATGAAATATATTAATGATGATGATAATTATATTGTCGTTATATCATTAGATAATGATACATTAGCAAATATTATATATAAAATTAAAAAATCAGATATTACTTTTCGTAATAATTTCAAAACTGATATGTTTCAATTAGATCCATTTTATGAGAATATTTTTAATAGACATTATAATCCATTCAATTATGATACATTTATGTATTATTAATTTACAATATTTTTATTTTACTTCTTTTTTAAATAAATAAAAATTGAAAAATATAAAATGATAATTTTATATTTTACTCTTTTTTAAATTGAAAAATTGAAAAAACAAACTTAAATAAGTTTGTTTTTACTTCTTTTTTAAATAAATAAATTATTCTTACGAATAATTTATTTATTTAAAAAATTGAAAAACATAATTATTAAATAGTTGAATTAAATGAATAATAAATGACAATCATTTGTTTTTACAGCAGTTTATTTACTAATGATCAGAAATATTCAAAAATATATTATATAGATGATTATTATCTAAAGAAATATCCTAATAGTATATTAACAAATTATTATAATATTTATATTAATACAAAAGAAGACTTACAAACTATTATTATAAATATATCATTTTCAGATAATCATCTAAAACAAGTTATTTTTTGTTATAAAAATGGTTTTTGGAATTTTACTAAACCATCTGAAGATAATTTTGAGATTCTAAAGAGTTATAATTTACCAATGTTTTTTAAGAAAAAAGGTAAATATATTAAATTATATTAATTTATTATAATTAAATAAAATAAATTTATATATATTTATTTTATTATAATATGGATTATAAACAAAAATATTATAAATATAAAACAAAATATATTGATTTAAAAAATAAAATAAATATGATTGGTGGGTTTAATCCAAATACTATTAAATGGATTAGAGGTACAAATAGTTCTATATTTTTATCATGTTATTTTGAAAATAATAAATGGTATTTAATGTCAAAAGGTTATCAAATATATAATGGATTTGTTCCAATGAGTGAAACAATTGATCCAGGTATATTATCAATTAGTGGTGTTAATTGGGAATATATATCTGCATATGAATTTGATAAAATAAATATAAGTGGATCATATGCATTAAGATTAAATATATTTAATTTAGAAGAAACAAAACAAAAATTAAGTTTAGAATTACAAAAAGAAGACAAAAATAAAATAGAGATAATTTACATAATATATTATTTTCTAAGAATTAAACAATTTACAGGTAATTCAAAATCAGTTGAATATTATTATAATTTAATGGTTACTAATAATTTAAATAAAATCATATTAGAAAGATATGTTAAAATAAAAGAATTTTTAGATTTAATTATAACTTTATTTAATTCTGATTTAAATATGTATAAACAACAATTAAATTTTAATATATTAGATAATAGAGAATTATATGCAAAATTAGAAAATGAAATAAGAAAAAAATATAATTTACCAGAAAAAAAAATTAGTCCATATTTTGCAATAGACCCTAATTTTGTAACAGAAACAAATATAACAGATTATATATTTAAAAATTATAAAAAATATTATTATCCAATGATTAATGGATCACATACTTGGAATAATTATATTACCAATATTATATTAACTAAATTATTAGTGGATTCTAATAATAATGAATATATAAAAATAAAAAAAGAAGTAATTGATTATATGAATAAACATTTAGATTTTTTAAAAAATTTAATAGATATATTTAACTATGCAATAGATCCAAATATACAATCTAAATATGTATTAAATACTCAAGATAAAAAAATATTAGAATCTCCAATTTCATTAATAATATGTAGTCGAAAAATAACAGGAGAAATAATACATACATTTGAAGAAGATGATGGGAAAAAATATAATGAATTAGGAATAAAGAATAAAATAGAAATTGGTAATAATGGTGCAGATTTAATAATTGTTAAGAATGAACAAGATAAAATTAAATTAATAGAATTATTAAGAAATATTAATTTTAATATTAATGAAATAGAAATAGTAGTAAAAACAGAATATTTTATAACTAAAAATTTGTATTAAATAAATAATTATTTAATATAAAAAAAATTGATAAAAATACAAATTATATAAAGAAACAATTAATTAAATAAACAAATGGTAAATAAAGGAAAAAATGAAGAACCAACGATAGAAGAGACTTATCAAAAGATGGACCAACATGAACATGTTTTAGCATTACCAGATACATATATAGGATCTATAGAAAAAGATGAACATAAAATGTGGGTATTAAATGAAGAAACAAATAGAATAGAATATAAAACAATACAATTTGTCCCAGGTTTATATAAAATTTTTGATGAAATAGTAACTAATGCAAGAGATCATAGCGTTAGAGATAAAACATGTAATATAATAAAAATAAATATAAATAAAGATACAGGAGAAATTAGTTGTTGGAATAATGGAAAAAATGGAATACCAGTAGAAATTCATAAAGAATATAATATGTATGTTCCAGAAATGATATTTGGACATTTAATGACATCAGGAAATTATAGACAAATTGGAAAAATAGTAGGTGGTAAAAATGGTTTTGGAGCAAAATTAACTAATATTTATTCAACATATTTTTATGTAGAAATAGGTGATGGTAAAAGAAAATTAAAATTTAGTCAAAAATATAGTCAAAATATGTATAAAAAAGAAGAACCAGTTATAACAAAATTAAAAGATACAGAATGTTATACATTAATTAAATTTATACCAGATTTTAATAAATTTAAATTAGATAAATTAACTGATGATCATATAGTATTATTTAAAAAAAGAGTATATGATATATGTGCATGTACTAATAATACAGTTAAAGTATATTTAAATGATGAATTATTAAAAATAAATTCATTTAAGGATTATATTAAACTATTTTATGATGATGAAAATATGCCTCAACATGTTTATGAAGAAATAAATGACCGTTGGAAAATATGTGCAATATATGACCCAAATACAGGTTATCGTCATATATCATATGTAAATGGTATATGTACATTCCAAGGAGGAACTCATGTAAATCATGTTGTTGAACAAGTTGTTAATAATTTGGCTGAACATATTAGAAATAAAAATAAAAAATTAAATATTAAAAATATACATATAAGAGATAATTTAACATTTTTTATAGATTCAGTAATAGAAGATCCATCATTTAATAGTCAAATTAAAGAATGTTTAACAAATAAAGTTACTTCATTTGGTTCAAGATGTGATATATCTGAAACTTTTATTAAGAATTTATCAAAAACAGGAATTGTAGATGAAGTTGTAAATTTTGCAAAATTAAAAGCAATGGCAGAATTAAAAAAAACAGATGGAAAGAAGAAAGTATCATTAAAAGGTTTAGCAAAATTAGACGATGCACATTGGGCAGGAACAAGAAAATCTAAATATTGTAGTTTAATTTTAACAGAAGGAGATTCAGCAAAAACATTTGCTATATCTGGTATAGAAATTGTTGGTAAAGAAAAATTTGGTGTATTCCCATTAAAAGGTAAATTATTAAATGTAAGAGAAGCAAGTGCAGAACAATTAGCAAATAATGAAGAAATTAAAAATATAAAACAAATAATGGGATTAAAACATAATAAAAAATATACAAATGTAAATGAATTAAGATATGGAAGAATTATAATATTAACAGATCAAGATGTAGATGGCTCACATATAAAGGGATTATTAATAAATTTCATACATTATTTCTGGCCGTCATTAATAAAATTAAATGGATTCATTACATCAATGAAAACACCTATTATAAAAACATGGAAATTAACTGACACAAAGAAGACAAATCAACAAATATTTTATACAATGACTGATTATATAAATTGGAAAAATTCATTAGGAGATAATTTAAAATTATGGAAATCTAAATATTATAAGGGTTTAGGTACTTCTACTGAAGAAGAAGCAAAAGAATCATTTAATCAATTTGAACAAAATTTAATTATCTATTTATGGGATAAAAATAAAGATATAAATTTAATTGATAATAATGATAATGAATCTGAATCTGAATCTAAATCTGAAAAAGATGAGAGTGATGATGAAATAGATAAATCTAATGAATGTTATGATGCAATAACTTTAGGTTTTGATAAAAAACGAGCAGATGAAAGAAAAAAATGGTTAGAAAATTATAATCCAAATATGATTATTGAAAATAATATTAATAAAATTACTTATTCTGACTTCATTCATAAAGATTTAATTCATTTTTCAAATTATGATAATATGCGTTCAATACCAAACTATATTGATGGATTAAAACCATCACAAAGAAAAATATTATATGCTTCATTTTTAAGAAAAATATTAAAAGAAGAAATTAAAGTAGCACAATTAAGTGGTTTTGTATCAGATAGAGCAAGTTATCATCATGGTGAAGAAAGTTTAAATAAAGCAATTATAGCAATGGCACAAAATTATGTAGGTTCTAATAATATAAATATATTAACACCAAATGGTGGATTTGGAACAAGACGACTAGGAGGAAAAGATGCATCAAGTCCAAGATATATATATACACAATTAAATCAATTAGTTCCATATATATTTAGAAAGGAAGATGAATGTATATTAGAACATGAATATGATGATGGAGAAGCAGTTGAACCAATATATTACACTCCAATAATTCCAATGATTTTAGTAAATGGAACAGAAGGTATTGGAACTGGATTTAGCACTGAAATACCATCATTTAATCCAAAAAATATTATAAATAATCTTAAATTATTATTACAAGGTAAATCAATAGAGGATGAAAAACTAATACCATGGTATAAAGATTTTAAAGGAGCAATAAAAGAAGTAAATAGTACTACATATCAAACATCTGGTATATATGAAATAATTAATGAAAATACAATAATTATTACAGAATTACCAATTGGATTATGGACTGAAAATTATATAACTTACTTAAATACATTAATTCCTGATGATATTAAAACTAAAAAGAAAACTCATATTATAAAAGAATTAATTAATGATTCTGGTAATAATACTATTAAAATTACAATTGTATTCTTTGAAAATGAATTACAATCTTTATTAAGATCTGATAATTTAGAAAAAATCCTTAAATTAAATAAAAATATTAGTATGTCTAATATGCATTTATATGATGAAAATAAAAAAATTAAAAAATATAAAACACCAAATAATATATTAGAATCATATTTCAAATTAAGATTACAAATATATACTAAACGAAAAGAACATTATTCACGAATATTAGAAAACGAATTATTATTATTAAGTTGGAAAGTGAAATTTATTGAAGATGTTATTAGTGGAAAAATTATTATATTTAAGAAAAATCAAGCGGTTAAAAAATCTGATATTATTCTAAAATTAGAAGAACTTAAATATCCAAAATTATCTTATAGTGGTGAAAAATCATATAATTATATTACATCTATTCCATTATTTGCTTTAACTGAAGAAGAATTAGAAAAACTTAAAAAAGAACATGATGAAAAAGAATTAGAATATAATACATATAAAAATACAACTATTCAAAATATTTGGTCTAAAGAATTAGATGAATTTTTAATAAAATATAATGAATGGTTAAATGAAAATAGTATTAATGAAAAAGTAGTAAAAAAACCAACAAAAAAAATAATGGAAAAAAAGGTAACTAAAAAAATAACAAAGAATTAATTTATTATTTTACTTAAAAATGGAAAATTTTATACTAAATCATAATAAATTGTATAATTAAATCATTATACAATTTATTATGATTTAGCATAAAATTTTCCATTTTTATGAAAAACCATAATAATTTATTATTATTTTACTTAAAAATGGAAAATTTTATACTAAATCATAATAAATTGTATAATTAAATCATTATACAATTTATTATGATTTAGCATAAAATTTTCCATTTTTATG